TTTTTGCAGAGCAAGTTTTTGAAAATCAAATTTTTGCTCTATTTATTAACACATTTTTGAATGGAAATGATGGTGTTGCAAGTAATTATAAAAATTCTATGGCACTATCATATACTGGTAAAGTTTTGAATGTAGCTTCTGGAGCGGTTTGTATTCAAGGTAGATTTTTAGAAGAATCAACATCATATCAAACTACTATGACTGAAGTTAGCAAATATCACATTTTAGCTATTGAAATTGATTTAGATAAGACCAATACTGCTCAAAATTTTACACAAGGCTACTATAAATTATTAACTGGTAATAGTGCTTATCCAAGTTTAACTAAAAATAATATTGTTAAAAATGTATCTGGCGTATATCAATATGAGTTATGTAGATTCCAAACAGATTCAAATGGAAATATTACAAATTTCCAAGACAAACGAACATTTTTGGATATTAATAGTATTTACGATGCAATTGAAGCAAGCACTACTGCATTAATGAATTCTATTAGAAGTGATGGAGATCAATTAATAGATGATTTAGAGGATGAATTAGCTCAAGCAAGAAGCGGAAGTTTATATGCATTAAAAGAAGATTGTTATTATAAAAGTGGAGATTATTGGGGAGCTTCTCAATATCAGGCTTTTCAAGGTTATGTTAGTGCAGATGGCGAATTTCTAAATATTTTTATAAAAATGAAAAAAAATTTAAGAGACATTGATTATGTTGATATAAATACTTGTAAATTATCTATATATGGCAAAAATGGATTGATTGGGGGAAGCACAAACCATAATTACAAAGACACAATTCAAGGTACGCCTATTATGGCTGACGGAACAGGTTTTTGCCTTCGATTAGGTATGCCGGGTGGATTTGCAGGAGCTGTTGCAAACACACCTATTGTTGCAACAGTTGAAAATAGTAGTGGATTAACAGTATTCTGTAGAACAATGTTTATTTAAGAGGTAAAGTATGGCTAATAAAATTGAAGAAATCATTGTAGAGCCTGTTCATATAGAAACAGGTTCTACTTTTAAAATAAAAATAAAGGCTAAAAGAAGTGCTACTTATCAAGAAATTAAAGATAATAAATCGTATTTACAATTAAAAAGTTATACATACGGTCAATTGAAAGGAGAGTAGAATGGGAACAACCTCAAAAGGAATTTTTTATCCAAGTGATTATAGTGAAGATGCAGATTTACCTTCAGATTTACACGCAATGGCAAACAGTATTAATGCCTTATTTGCAAGTTTAGATTCAAACGCAGTAAAGAGCGTTTCTATGTCGCAAGATTCACAATTGCGATTAGTTTATATAATAGGAAAATTAAATAATCAGTATATAAGCTATGTAATAGATTTAGGATTAAAGAATCATTTAACAAATATTAGTTGTAGCGGAACAACTTTAACAGTTACGAAAGCAGATGGTACAACAGCAACAGTAGATGTTTCAAGTATAGTTGCTGATTATTATACTAAAGCAGAAGTAGATGCAAAAATATCTGCTGTTTATATCTTTAAAGGTTCTGTTGCTACTTATGAAGATTTACCATCTTCTGATCTAACAGTAGGAGATGTATATAACGTAGAATCAGATGGAAGTAACTATGCATGGACTGGTACTACATGGGATAAATTAGGTGGAGACATCGATTTATCAGGTTATCAAACTAAAATAGATGCTTTAAATAAATTATCAAGTGATTTAGTAGATGATACAAATCATACAAACAAATTTGTTAGTGCAGAAGAAAAAGCTCAAATCACTACAAATAAAACAGATATAGCTACTTTAAATGGGGAAGTAAGTGTTTTAAATGGTTTAGTTATATCTAAAAATATTAATAAATATGATCTAACAAAAGCAGTAATGAATTATTTTGCTATGACTGCTGATTATAATGTATATTCTACTTATTTTAATTTCTTTAGTGTATCTACAAGTCCAAATGGTACAAAACAAGGTATTAATGCAAATTATAGCATTACTCCAGCAACAGATACTGTTCAAGAGGTTAATACATATCCAATGCAATTTGATACATTTACTGCAAATTGTGAAGTAGATGAACAAGGAAATAGATGGATTACAGCAATTAAAGGTATGCCTAATTTCAAAGATAAAGGTTCTGTTAACGTATTTGAGATATTCAGAACACGTTATTGGAAAATTGATATTGGCGAAAATGGTTGGACATTATCTATGAGCTTTGTTGCTAAAGATGGATTTACTATTCAACACGAAGCAATAAATAAAGATGGAACATTTAATAACTGGGTTGCTATTAGCAAATATGTTGCTGGAACAATATTAGATTCTGATAATGTTCAAAGATTATACTCAAGCAAAGGTTTAGCACCAGCAAGAAAAGTTACAACTCCAACTGGTGCTGCAGCTCCAAATATGGAGATGAGTTATTCAGCAAATATTACTAAATTTAAAAGAAGCGGTACATATTATACAGGCGGCTTAATGAGTGAATATATGTTCTTACATTTATTAATGTGTATTGAATTTGCAACTCTATCAAGTCAATCAGTTATGGCTGGAGTAACAAATTATAATGTTCAAAATGTAGTTGCTCTCGCAGAAACAAATGTTAAACGTGTATTATTATCTACTGCAAATGGAGCTAACTTTAAAAAATATGCTTGTGTATCTGTAGGAGATAAAGGCAGTAATACTTCTACTGATAGAGTTTATGGCTTCATGCATAGTATAGTTGATGATGCAAGAGTATTAAGTGTAGAAAATGTTGAAATAGGTGGAACAACCTATACAGCATTAAATCTTGATGTAGAAGAGACATTTGATACAACAGCTACAACTTATGTAAGCTCATTCCACGAAGTAAGCGGTTATAGTGATTTAATTTTAGGAAAAACAGGTTCTCCAGTAAGTTTAAGCGATGGTAAACATGGATGTGTATATCATGGTGTTGAATTTATGGTTGGTGGCTATGAAGTTGGTTCTAATGCAGTTATGATTGGTACATCTGATGGTACAAAGAGAGATTGTTATTTGACAAATGATGCTACAAAACTAACAGATAATATAACAACATTAAAACAAAATTATATTAAAACAACTGGTGGTACAGAAATGATGTCTGTATCTGCAACTGGTGCATGGAAATACATTTCAAAAGAGCATTATGATCTAACAAATGGAGTAATGTTTGCTACAGAAGCTGGCGTTGCAAATACAAGCTCATCTACTGGATATGGAGATGCTCAATACTTTGATAATGTTACAAGTGATACAACAGCAAGAGAGTTTCTTCTTCTCGGTTATCTTGGCTCTGAGGGCTCTAGCGGTTTGGCTTGCGTGTATGGTCGCGATGCTCTTGGCGCTACGCACTGGTTTCTCTTGTCTCGCCTTTCAATAAATTGCATTGGGGGTGAATTGGCTGCATAGCAGCCAAAAGGGGTACTCCCCTTAATATATTAAAAGAAAAATAATTATAAGGGCTTTAAATCACAAGATTCGGGCATTTGTTCTTTGTTTCTTCTTCTCGGTAATCATGACAATGAGGGCAATAGCGGTTTGGCTTACGTGAATGGTAACAATGATCTTGGCAATACGAACTGGAATATCTTGTCTCGCATCTCTTAAGTAATATTGTCTCACTAAAAACTATTTTAATTTAAAGTCGTATCTTGGTAGAACAGTCTGAATAAGACTCTTGCTTGAATAAAGCTAAAATTTGAGACTGAAGCAAATGTGCCGAGTAGCCTCTCTGGTAGAAAGGTGCAGATGTCTTAAGAAAGGAAATAATCTTCATGAAATCTTATTTAAAACATTGGGAACTAACATTAGATTTCGTAAAGACAAGTATATATGAATGCTTAAATAACAATAATAGGTGGAAACGTGGAGATACTGCATTAATGTTTGCTGAATATATTGTTGAATACTGCAAGCAGTATAATGCAAAACCTGTTCATTTACATTTATTAGCAAAGAATATTCATCGTGTAGCTATATTAGATAAAACTAAACTTTATAAGTTAGTTGATTATATAGCAGAATGTATTTTAGAGGAAATAAAAACTCGAACAATACATTTTCCACCTATACGCTATGAAATAAGAAAAGATGGCTCATCTATGAAAGAGCGAGAAATTGGTTTAGCAAGCATGAAACAACAATTATACGATTATATAATGGTTAATGCTTGCAAACCTGTATTTAACAATAAAATTGGTTATTATCAATGTGCTTCACTAAAAGGAAAGGGACAATTATTTGGTAAAAATTCAATAGAATACTGGATTAGATCTAATCCTAAAAAATGCAAATATTGGTTTAAAGGCGATATTAGAAAATGTTATCCAAGTGTTAATCATGATATTTTGAAGAGCTTATTATCAAAGCATATTAAGAATGATGATGTTTTATATGGTGCTTTTACACTAATAAATAGTTATAAACAAGGATTATGTATTGGTTCATATTTTTGTCAATTTTTAGCAAATTTTTATTTGAGTTTTTTATATCATTTTATTACTGAAAAATTATTTAAAATTCGTAGAGGAAAACTCGTAAGATTAATTACGCATTGTTTAATTTATATGGATGATATTTTTATTACAGCAAGCAATTTAAAGGATTTAAAATTAGCTATTAAATTAATTAAAGAATATCTGAAAAAAGAATTAGATTTAGAATTAAAAGATAATTATGAGGTACAATCTTTAAATACTAAACCAATAGATATTATGGGATATAAAATTTATCCCAGTTATACAACAGTAAGAAAAAGAATATTTGATAGAGCAAATAAAGTATTTATGACTATAAAAAGAAGAAATTTTAAAATGAATTTAGCTTTATCTCAAAAAGTTGTATCTTACTGGGGTTATTTCAAGCATTCATTTGCTTTTAAATATAGACATAAAATGAAACTTGATAGAATAGTAGTTATAGCAAAGCAAACTATATCAAATTATGCTAAAGGTATTTTAGTATATTAGAAAGAGAGGTTATGATGCAAAAAGCATATTATACTGAAAAAGTTGAAGATGGAGCAAGAATAATGCCAACACCAGTAGGAACAGATATAGAAATACGCAAGTTTTTAGTTAAAACAGAAACTGAAGATGGCGAAATATATGAATATGAATTTAATTCATTTAGATTACATGATCCATCTCAAGATTTATTAGATGATATTACAGAAAATCCTTATAATTATTTAGATTATAGTGTTAAAGAATTAACTATTCCAGAAAAAATAGATAAGAATGAAGCTATGATCTATTATGTGGCAATGATGAGTGATATTGATTTACCAGAAAGTGAGGATTAAAAATGAGTAAGATGTTCAAAAAAATAAAAGCATGGTATGATGCAGGCGTATGGACTAAAGAAATGGTAGCAGAAGCTATTACTAAAGGAAAAATAACAGAAGAAGAATATGAAATAATAGTAGGAGTAAATATATGAAAGTTATAAGAGCCTATACAGATAATAAATTAGAAAATGAAAATACAATTTATTTCTTTAAAAGCGGTTCGTTCTATGTTGCTCTTAATGATGATGTACTTTTGTTAAAACGTAAAGGTTGGGAACTAAAAGTAACAGCATTATCTAATTATGATATTAAAGTTGCTTTTCCAATTAGCAGCAAAGAAAAGTATGAAAAAATGTTACAACAAGATAGCTTAACCTATAAGTTTATAGATGAGTATGAGCCGATAAATTATTGCGAAGCGTTCTTAAAAGAAAAGAACGAGAAAGAGGTGCAATAATGGAATCAATTAAAACATTTTTTATTCAGATACTTCCGCAGTATAGTGCCATAATAGTATGCGTTTTAACTATTTTAAATGCAAGACTAATAGCAAAAGAACGGAAAGAAAAAACAGAAAGAAAAAGATATGTTAACGAAAATCGAGGGTTTAATAAATGAAAATGTAAAAAATCAAGATAAAAGATTTTTAGTACAATTTATGGCTGAAATAGAACGCA